CCTCCAACTGCTGATTTTATCTCAAGGCTGTGAAGCTCCCGCCTGTCTTTAAAAGTAAGTCCACGGACCTCAAAGTCTCCGTGATCGGTTTTAACCCGCATAATGTCTCCATTTCTTTTTATGTTTTTGGAAATATTTTAGGTATTATTATATCCAAGCTCTATCTTGACCATTTTCTATCGATATCTTTAAAGCATCGTTTGTAACGTCATCAACCGCTTCAAAAGGTATGGTTAAAAACATACCGGCATCACCGCCAAACTCTTTAACATGGCCTGTGTAAGCAGCGTTGCATTCTACAACAAGACTGCCGTCAGCCGTAGCAGAACCATATTCAAATTTCAACAATACATCATCACCGGCAAGGAAAGCATTTACCTGATCTTTTGTCACACTGTCGTATTTGATAGCGAACTCCCCGGTTATTGAATATTCTGGAATACCGATTGCATAAGATTGGGCATCTCCAGTAGCGTCTGATCCAACTCTCTGCGCGTTATTGTTAACTGTAATCGACCAGGAATTTACTACTACTGCTGTACCCGCAATAGATTTCGTAGTCAGGTTGCTATGGTTAAAGTAATCAGTATCAGGAAGAATGGTTGTAGCAGGGGCAAGGTTATTATCATGGTCAAGGGCAAACCCGCTAAAGAAAGTTCCTGACGCTACAAGCCTTCCTCCGTAGTTTCCAGGATCAGAGCTAAGGGTGAGTTCCGAAATTATAGCTGATTTTAACTGATCATTCTCTGATGCGATTGGGTCATCCAGTGTGACTGTCATTAATAATCCACCAGTAAGATCGGATAATGCTCCAAAATCAGGCTGGGTAGTATCCCTGTCAATAGTAAAAATTTTAGCGAATGTCCCGGATGCTGCTTCTGATTCAATATCCTGCATTACACCATAAACCAGCCAATCTATATCATGCCTTGTGGGCAATACTTCAAAGGGCATCGTGGTAATTGAACCTTCCTGAGACACAAATACATCTGTATGTTTTTTAACCCTTTGACCATGTGCTCTGATTTCGCTGTTCCTGACAACACCGCCTAAATCAGCAGGAGAAAGATCGCCTGTCGGTTGCAGAGTAATTACACCGTCAGTATTCCCTGTAGCCCAAGCGACAGCATCTGAGACTGCTGTCCCAATTGCTGTTTGCTGTGCAATGAATAATCTGGCTTGTTTACCTGAGTGAACTGTTGTGAGTGCCATGTTTTATTTCTCCTTTGATTTCTTTGATTTATCGGCTTCTACATACTTCCCTTTTAGAAGTTTGCCTGGCATATTTTCGACTTCGACAGATTTTCCAGACATAAGCCCATTAAACTGATCTTTTGTTAATCCCTGATAAGCACTAGATTCATCTAATTCTTTAAACTTTGCTGTTGCTTTGTATATCATCCTATTACTTCTCCTATTGTGCATTCAAAACCTGTTACTGAATTGATAATGGAATTATCATCTTCATTTCTGGAATATTCTATTGATTGAACCCTGCCGTCATGCCATTTATAAGAATCACTTGGACTGTATGCAGAGTTATTGTACAATAGTCTTTTAAGTCTTTCTGTCATTTCTGTTATCTGTTTAACAACATTCTTTGTGTAATTCCCGGAAGACTGAACCTGATAAGAAATTTCAACAGCGTAATTCCTTGTTTGGGAACTGGCTGCAAAGTCTATCAAACTGTCTGAAACCGGAGTTATCAAAAAACTTTGATTGCCTTCATGCTCATCGAAAAGTATCGGTATCGAAAACTCATCTGCTATAAGCGTGTGCAATCCGCTAATGACTCGATCAATTACATTCTCGTAAGTGATTGCCATCTACTTACACTCGTATGGATGACATCATCGGTACAGCTGCCCCGACTTAACACTTCCTATCGCAATCTCATCACTCTGAAAGGTAACTGACCATTCGTCATCTGCAACATAAACACCGGCCTGATACCTGATCCGAGCTCCGTAAGCAAGGGATTGGTAATCTCCATTCATAGTCTCAGCGTCTACAACCTTGCTCATTCTCAGGCCATTGTCATTCTTCACATAAACATCATACTTAACAGGGCTTGATGTTCCGGGGGCGAAAGTGCCTCCTGTCGAGATTACAACACGGACCTCATCATAGTCAGTATGCGGGGGACCGTCCAGCTTTATATCTTCTATGTAACCCGTAGTGGAACTGTCCAGAGAGACTTCCTTTATTACACCTGACTCTGATTTAAAGGTTGTTTCGTTCCAGAGGACATATTCTTTTCTCTTTAATTTATCCAGTAAACCATCACCCTCAGCACTGGTAGCCATAGCCTCAACTATATCAGCCCGCTCTGGATCTTGGCTCCTGATTAAATCTGCACAGGCAAGTATGGCATTAATACGAACCACGATGAAATCGTAGTCCCGGTCCGATGCGCCCTGATATGTACTGTTACCGCGCTTGTAAATGGGACGGTTAAGATATGACCTGATTCTATCTGCCTGTTCCTTGCATACAGTGGTCTTGAGAGTAGTCCAATCCTGACCGGCTTCAAACACAGTAGAATTCATTGCTGATGTACTAAGGCCGCCCATGAAAAACTGGAGCCTATCTGATCCTGCATCGTATTCAAATTCGTTGTTAGCGTTAGGGGTATCTGATACACTGGTCTGTTCAGCACCATCTTTATAAAGCTGACCCACATGACCTGGATTAAATAGATAATAAAGGTTAGATGTGCCTGACTCAACCCAGTTCGGAGGGAGGACGCGCTTACGGTCATATTTATCGATATCCGCTATTACCGCTTGAAGGTCTGTAGTATTGTTGCAGAATGCTGTAAGTAAACTCATGCGAATGCTATCTCTCTATTATTCGGCAAAATGGTTACATCAGGGACTTGTGTGCTAACTATCATGGCAACCATAAGACCTATTATCAAATTGCGGTTATTTAATGGATCATTAAGGTCTTTGCACATAGACTGCAACTGCTGCATGACTTCAATGATCCTTTCTATCTTTTGGCTATCATCCATACTTTGTGACTATCTCCATAAAGTGATCCACGGTCCCTTTTCCCTTCGCTGTATTGTAATATTTTTTCCATTGTCTAGCCTGATCCTCCAGAGTTTTTGGCAGCTTCTCCGGCACTCTGCGGTAATGCAAACGGCACATAACGATCTGCGCTGCTACATTTGTAGTAAGGATATATTCCCAATCCTTTTCCTGGGGATCTGTGAAATACTTCCATTCCAGATTGCAAGCCTTCGCTACCTGTTTCATCAGGTCCGGCCGGTAAGAAAGATAATTGTTTATGATATCTAAACAATTGTGCGCTTCACACTGAAACAAACCCTTGGCTGGGCCCTTAATCTGTTTTAGATAAACATATTTACTTTCCACTAATCCGGTATTGTAAACCAACTCCAGAGCTTCAGGTGAATTAAGATCCAATTTTTGCAGTACGTCATTAATAACGCTGCGCATTTGTTTCTGGTCTAACAAATCAGAACTTCCAAATAAGTTTAAGGACAGCAGCAATGACATCCATAGATTCCTTGGCCAACTGTTCCTTTTCTTTTTCTGTAATTTCTCCATCCTTGGAGACTTCGTGATATTTCCTTGCGACATCTTTTAACTCCTTCACGACAATGCGATACTTAGTCGCTACCATCGTTCCTAAAATGCCAAAGACCAGTACCATCGCGTAAGCGAAGTTTGTCCAATTAACCCACTCCATAGTTATTTCCTTTTCATTTTTTTATACTTTGATTTCTTACTTTTAGCTTTGCTTTTCTTCTTAGCAACTTTGCCATAGCCTTTATTTCTTGGCATATGTTTTGTCCTTGAGCATCTGTTTTATTTCTGCAACGTCCCTCTGGATATACTTCAGCTTGACGTTAATTAATTCTTTATCAGCCTTTTTACCCAATTCATCCTGAACAAGCAACAATCTGCTGTCCATTGCGCCCCAGGCTAATGCAACTGTTATAGCAAGCATCCCTATGGTAATAATATTGCCTACAGATATGCCGCCGTTGATCTTCATCTTCCACGTCCATTAATCCTTGAAACAGAACCTTTAACTTCCATCATCACATCACTCAGATCATTTATTTCTTTTATAGTATCCATAAAAAACTTCTCGCGTCCCTGGTCACTGGTGTTCCAGCGGTCAACTAGCTTAATTACCATGCTTTGCGAATTGCTCATCTCAGTAGCCAACTTCGTTAAGTCCTGCTTGATTTGTTCCAAATCTTCATTTTGAGCATTCTGGCTCTTGATCAGATTCACAATCATGTATCCAAAGAATACTGCCGTTAGCCCCGCAAAGCCTAATTCCATGTACATTGCTGCAAATTCTTTCATTTACTTCTTCTTCCGCTTCCAACTCAATGGATTTATATTTTTCTGATACCATTTCAATTCTTCTTCCATTTTCTCATATCGTATTTGCTCATCTTGAATATGCTTAGATACTAGCTCTTCAATTTGTCCATCTGATTGGTCCATCCCTGTTTCGAGCTTCTCAATGCGATTGAGTATGTTCCAATAGCCATAAACAAGCATCCCAGCGAAAACAATAATCTGTCCAAGCCACTTGATATTGAGAGATATAACTGCATTATCGTCAATAATACTAGTCCTATAACTGCGAGCAGTATCTGGTTTCGCATTACCTGACTTCCCAGCCACAAACTTCCCATCCTGATCCGCAACTGGTGAAGACGATAGTAATGACTAAAATACCAATCAGGACTAACATCAGCCCAGCAAACACTTTGAATTCATTCGGTTTCATATCACCATCCATATTGCAATCGCAGTTTCAACAAATAGATCCGCTGCGGTGTTATAAGCCCATTTCTTTTTAGTGCCGTAAACTTCTTCCGTACCTTCGATGAAATACTCTGCAACCTCCCACAGCAAGCCAAGTAAGAATACCGTCGCTACAGCCCAGAATGCACCTGCACCACACCATAACGCCACCTTGCAGATAAAAGCCCCACCAGCGAGGTGATAGGCGGTCCAGTGATCTAATTGACCGCTGGTCAGTTGCCAGTTGACGAACTTATGTAACGGTTTTATCATCTTTCTACTACTTTGCTGTCTACTATTTTATGCTTCACAATATCAATCCTGCCGTTTCCATCAGAATGCAATTTTTCACATTCATCTATAAAACTTTCTTCAGCAGTGACAAAGGAGTCGGTGCGCTTTATGATTTCACCATTTGCCCAAACGAAATAATCCTTAGCGGCACTTGGATAAGTCAAAGTTGATTTAGACCCGTCGGCC